ACAGAATCACAAATTGATATCCTTCATAAAAAAATGATTGGAGAACAAGTATCTAATCCTAAAATTGCATCAAAAATTAAAGACCTTGATATCTTAAATCAAAAAGTAGGTGAGGTAGGAACAAAAATGAAAAATATTGGATTGGAAGAGGAAGACGATTTTGATTTAGATGCTGACCAATCATATACAGGACAACAAGGTTCTCACGACGAATATCAAGCGTCTGATGATGGTATGGACGATGACACATCACCTGAAAACCACGATAGTAAAATGATAGGTATGTCCGAAGAAAAAGACGGAGAACCAAACCCATACTCTATTTGTCACGCACAAGTTGGACCTAAAAAGTCAAGAAAATTCGAAAGATGTGTAATGTCTGTAAAAAAACAGTTAAAAGAAGGAAAAAATCCCGTATCTTTGTTTTTAGAAACTCAAATACAAAAAATCGTGGAAAAACATATGCCTCCAAAAATTACAAAAGGTGATTTAGTGAAATACATTTCCGAACAAGGAACTGCACCCGCACCAACAACAAAACCCGCACCAACAACAAAACCTGGTACAAAACCTAATAAAAGACCAAACCCTTTTAAAAATCCAAATCCAGGAGAAAACCCTGCACCAAAGGCAAAAAAAGTTTCGCCTGAAGATGCAAAAGACAAAGTGATTGATGTAATAATGCAACTATTAGAAAAATAATTTATGGCAAAGAAATTAAAAGAACAAATTGATTACGGGACAACTCCTGAAAGAATGGACCCAAATTTAGAAAGAAAATTGGCTAGTCCTGATAGTCTTTACGCAACAAACCCAGCAATGAAAAAAGGTTCTGCGGATGTACAAAGATTAGTTAGTAAAAGATTTCAAAAAGTTGCCGATAAATTACGTCAAGTGACAGGTATTGAAGATTTAAGTTCTCAACAAGTTCAAGGAATGGTTTATCAAGAAATGATGAGAAAACTTCCTAATATCATGAGAATTGAAGCCGCTCACAGAGATGAGTTAATCGAATTGGCGAAAGAAGCATCTTTAGATGATGCTGAAGTTCCTGAAGGAAGATATCAAATCGAGGCTAGTTTAGGTATGCCTGATACAGGTAATTTTAGAATGGAACCTGAAGATGAAGACGAGGAAGATGAAGACGAAGAAGAAGGGGAAGAAAAATTACAATTTCCATCTTTTGACCTTGATGAGTTAACTGACGAAGAAATTTTAGAATTAGAAAAACACAAAAGAAATATTATTAACGCACTTATTCAAGGTGCTGCGAAGAAAGGACATTACCTTTTCCAAAAACCTGAAGTTAAGTCAAGGTTAGATGCTATTGACCCATCTTTATACAGAGATTACTTAGGTATCATGGCAATCAATGATTTCTTATACTTTAGTATGGAACAGATGATTGAACAAATGAGTCAAACAGGTCAAGGTGTTGCAGGTAAAGTTGAATTAGATGATGCTGACGATGAAGGTGATGAAGGAGAAGGTGAAGAACAACCTGACACTAAAATCATTGCAACAGGATTAATTTTCCCAATTCTTTGTCATGAAATTATTAAAGGATTAGAAGAAGCTAAAGGTAGAGCTGGTTTACCATCAGACCCTGGTATGAGAGAAAAAGTATTAGGTCAAACTGATGTATTATCAAACGAACCAATGCAATTACGTATCGGACCTGAAATTGTTGAAAAAATACGTTTCGCATTACCTGATGATGTTTTTGACCCTCAATATAAAGGATTGATAAATTTTTTCCATGTATTACTATATCAAATAGAGGCCAAAGAATTCTTAGAAATTATAGGAAACGCCATATCTGAAGACACATCTAAAGTAGGTAAAGCTAAAAAACGATTTGAAGAACTTGTTAGAGAAGCTAAACAAATGCAAGATGAGTTTGAAAATTATAAAGAAGAGGAAAATATTGACTCTGAAGATGATGACGATTTAGACGATTTCTTGAGTGGTTTAGGCATAAGCAGACCTAAGTAACATGTGTGAATAAAGAACAACTGATTATAGAGTTAACGAAGTGTATGAGGAATACTCCTTATGCACTTCGAACTTATTTACAGACATACGATAATACCGTATCAAAATACGTCCCATTAGATTTATTCCCCGACCAAGTTAGTTTAATAGAAGACTACGACAAATACAATGAAAACATTGCATTAAAGTATCGTCAGGCGGGTGTATCTACAGTAACCGCAGCTTGGATATCAAAAAAATTGGCATTCGCCCAAAAAAACAAACCTGAAAAAATTCTTATTATTGCCAACAAGTTAGATACATCAATGGAGATGGCTAACAAGGTTAGAGGGTTTACTGAACAATGGCCTGCGTGGGTTGGTATTTCATTCTCAAAAGAAAAAAACTCTCAAAGACACTTTAAACTTAATAATAATTGTGAAGTTAAAGCCGTTGCAACATCAAAAGATGCCTTGAGGGGTTATACACCTACCATTCTTGTATTTGATGAAGCGGCGTTTATCGAAGCAGACTCAGATTTCTGGTCAGCCTGTATGGCGTCCCTATCTACAGGGGGTAAAGTTATCGTTGTATCCACACCAAACGGATATGACCAAATTTATTATGAAATATACGACCAGTCATTAAGAAACATGAACGATTTTAAAATATCTGAAATGTTTTGGTATCGTGACCCAAGATATACAAAAGATTTGTATATGGTTAAAACTCCTGACTTAGTACATTTCTTATTAAATCGTGAAGAATATAGTGATAAAGATATCATTAATTTGTCGATGGACAATCCATACGAAAGAGACCATACCGTTGTAACCGATTATATTGAACAAGGGTACAAACCATGTTCTGCTTGGTTTGAGGGTATGGTTAAGAAGTTAAAGTTTGATAGAAGAAAAGTTGCACAGGAATTAGAATGTGACTTTTTAGGTTCGGGTGATAATGTATTCGAATCTGAATTGATGCAAGAAATATCCAAAAATACTTTACGTGAACCACAAGCCAAACTAATGGGAGGTTCCCTATGGATATTTAAAGAACCTGTAAACGGACATAAGTACGTAATGGGTGTCGATGTATCAAGAGGTGACTCTGAGGACTTCTCGTGTATCCAAATCATTGATTTTGAAACAAGAGAACAGGTATTAGAATATGTTGCCAAGGTTCCACCTGATGTATTAGCAGAAATCGCATATAAATGGGGGACAATGTACAACGCTTATTGTGTTATTGATATCACAGGAGGTATGGGTATTTCTACATCAAGAAAATTACAAGAATTATCATATCAAGGTGGTTTATATGTCGATAATGTCGATACAAGTAATAAGTGGAAATGGGACCCAAAAATTAATGACCGAATACCAGGTATTAACTTTAACTCAAAAAGGGTACAAATTATATCCGCGTTTGAGGAAAATGTTAGACATGGATTTAAAGTATATTCAAGTAGATTATACAATGAAATGAATACGTTTATTTATATTAACGGAAGACCTGACCATCAAAAAGGTCATCACGATGACTGTATTATGGGTGTATCTATGGCGTTATATGTTGCCGAAAAATCATTTCAATCATTAGAAAAAGTTACAAACCATACTAAAGCAATGATTAACTCATGGGCAACCACTGTTAATGAAAACAAAAACTCTTCTGAATTCTTTAATCCAATGGTTCCTCAAATGGGTAGAGATAATGGTATGAATAATAATGGCGCGGCAACTAAAGCTGATTACCAAAAATACGGATGGCTATTTGGTGCCTGATAAGTATTTATATTATCAAAGTAATTAGTAAAATTGTAATATGAGTGAACAAAATCTAACGGTCTGGCAGAGGCTATCGCAAACATTCGGCCCAAATTCACTGTTGAAACAGGATTATCCGACTTTTAAGTTTGATAAAAAAGAACTTCTGCGTACGCCAAATCGTGACGATTATGAGAGAGAAAAACTCCAAGCTCAACAAACATTTTATTTAACAAATCAATGGGCTAAAGTTGAGAATAATTTATACTCTCAAGCAATCTATTATGAACCATCAAGATTGTCTGCTCAATACGATTATGAGTCAATGGAATACACTCCTGAGATTTCTGCGGCATTGGACATTTACTCTGAGGAGTCTACAACAACAAATGAAGATGGTTTTATTTTACAAATTTATTCAGAATCAAAAAGAATTAAATCAGTATTAGCCGATTTATTTAACAACGCCCTTGATATTAATACTAACTTACCAATGTGGACAAGAAACACGTGTAAGTATGGTGATAACTTCGTTTATATGAAATTAGACCCTGAAAAAGGTATTATTGGTTGTCAACAATTACCAACAATTGAAATTGAACGTCATGAGGTTGGAGTTACTGCTAAGATTACTGTTGATATTACACAAGAAAAAGATGAGAATAAAAAGGCTCTTCACTTTACTTGGAAGAATAAAAACATGGAGTTTCAATCATGGGAAATCGCTCACTTTAGATTATTAGGTGATGACAGAAAACTTCCTTACGGTACATCTATGTTGGAAAAGGCTCGACGTATTTGGAAACAGTTATTGTTATCAGAAGATGCGATGTTAATTTACCGTACATCAAGAGCACCTGAAAGAAGGATGTTTAAAGTATTCGTGGGTAACATGAATGATGATGACGTTGAAGCATACGTAAACCGTGTTGCCAACAAATTTAAAAGAGAACAAATTGTTGATGCCAAAACAGGTAATGTTGATATGAGGTTTAACCAAATGGCTGTTGACCAAGATTATTTCATCCCTGTTCGTGACCCTGCAGCTCCAGACCCAATTACAACATTACCAGGAGCAACAAACCTATCAGAGATTGCCGACATTGAATATATTCAAAAGAAATTATTGACAGCTCTTCGTGTTCCAAAGGCGTTCTTAGGATTTGAAGAAGTTGTTGGTGATGGTAAAAACTTATCATTACAAGATATCCGTTTTGCTCGTACAATCAATAGAATTCAAAAATCTATGATTGCCGAGTTGAACAAGATAGCAATCGTTCACTTATTCTTATTAGGGTTTGAGGATGAATTACAAAACTTTACATTAGGACTTACAAACCCATCAACACAAGCCGATTTATTAAAAATCGACGTATGGAA